TGATGGAGTTATATTGAATGTCCAAGTAACTTGATTAATATTAATTGTTGTACTAGTTGCAAATACTGTAGCACCACTACCAGAATGAGATTGTATCCTAACAACAAACGATTCGCCAGGATCATCAATAAAATCTTGTAATAATGCTATACTAAATGTTCCCTGATTATTATTAATATTAAAGGTATGATACATATCATTATAATCAGTAGATGAATTTCCAATTACATACCAAGTTAATGTTGTTCCATTAGGAACACCTGTTGTATTAACAGTAAAGTTTACTGTTTCACCTTCATTTGCTGTTGTTGTACTAGGAGTTACAGAAATTGAAAATGGCGTATCCTGAATAGTTATTAATGGACTAGTTGCAACTAGTGTTCCACTTGAATTACCAAGTCGAGCAACAACATTAAACTGTTCTCCAGTATCAACTATAAGATCTTGAGTTATAGGAATATTCCACGAAGCTGTATTATTAAAAACAGAAACTCCTTGCCATCTATCACCAACATCACTACTATCCATATAATTATTACTTCCATCATTTTTTATAGCCGCCAAGAATACATAAGTACTATTTGGAACACCTACAGTAGAAAGAGTTACCGTCATTGTAGTGCCTTCAGCTGGTGTTGTTGATGATGTGGTAACAGTATAACCAGCATAAGAAGTATCATTTACTGTTATAGTTGGACTAGTTGCTACAATATTAGTTCCATCACTTACTCGAATTTGAAAGGTTTCAGTACCTTCAGTTTGATTTAAACTTAGATCATTCTTTAATGTTCTTGTAAATGTTGCAGTATTATTATTTACATTAATATTTCCCGAAACTGCATTATCCGTGAAATCAGCTGCATTTACACCACCAGTTGTATCCCAATAAACAGTAGTTCCATTTGCTATATTAGTTGTAGTAATAGTAAATGTTATAGTAACACCTTCATTAACAGTAGTTGCACTAGGAGCTATTGCATACGTTACACCTTGTCCAGCTTGTCCTAGAGTACCACCAATACCTCTGATAGTTATTCTTTTATCTCCAATATCAACATAATCACCTAAATTTTTATTTCTAATCTTACCATCATTATCAAAATCAAGTGTTACTGTTGTGGATCCATTTTTTACTTTAACTTGATCATTTGGTAGAGCTGGAAAATAATAATATTCACCCACTCTTAATTTACCTGATAAATCTACAGTTTCATCAAATGTTTCCCACATAACTATATTAACTTTCTCATGCTTATTTGAAGTTACACCACTTTGTGAAGAGGTAAGAAACTTACTAACCAATCCCATATAATCAGAAATTAATGGTTCTGGCCCAAACATCTTCCTATATTCCCTCATCCATTCCTTGAAGGCGTATTTGTTAGTAGAAGTTATTAAAGTCATGGTACTGCTGTAAATTTCTTTCCATTTGCATCACCTGTATTAACAAGATAATTATACATTGCCGCATTTCCTGCTTTCATATTTTCTGCGGATATTCTAGTTTCAAAAGTTGTTGTGTCATATCCATCTAAGTTTGTTGCTCCAATTGATTCTCCTTTCTTTGATTTAATCATTCTACCACCTGCCTCTAATATAGCTATAGGAATAACACCAGCAACAAAGAATTGTGCGCCTGGACTCATATCTACTAAAACTCCAAGAGAATTAGCAGTTTGTTGATCTGTTTTTGCTTCAATCCAATCTAAAAAAGGATCAGCTTCTTCAACAGAACCACCTCTACCAAATCCATAACTTTCATTCCAAACAAATTCATTAGTATCTTCATCTACATAAGGTACACTAGTTGTATCACCTCTATTTAAGTGTGTTAAAAACCAGGCCCAATCTTTTGAACCAGTATCTGATCTATTAGGTGTTATAGCAGGTATATAATCTCTAAAATCACCATAGTTTACATTCTGATTTTGACTATTATATTGACCACTAGTATTAGGTGATCCATCACTATCTGTTTTCATTTGTGAAGCCCATCTTTGTTGTATTTTATCTGGAGGATATAGTACATGAGCATTTCCAGCAACACCAGTAGGTAAATTATTTGGATTATTTCCATGTTTTCTTAAATTAGGAAGGAACCATCCATTGTTCATCAAAGCACCAGCGAAAGGAACAGCTGCAAATATTTCTAATACATCATCTATCGTATTATTTCTTTCAGATGCAGATCCATTTGCATTAGCATTTAAGAAATTATTTAGTTTACTTAAAAAATCTTTAACGTTTGCTAAATGTGTAGCTAAATTAGCAGCAAAATTATTAGCTCTATTTGCATTAGAAAAAGTTGCTCCTGCTGAAGCTTGTTGAGTACCATTTAAACCATTATATATGTTACCTGCTTCTGTAGCAGCTTCTCCATCACCAGCAAGACACCATCCAAGACCTGCAAAAGCTCCATTCTCAAGAAATGAAACATCTGGAAGCCATCCACCTTCACTTGCACTATATGGAATTGCTAATGCTGAAAGAGTATCAGATTTTATTCCACAATTACCAGCAATACCAGTATAGAGTTCAGCCCAATTAGCTTGACCACCATAAAAATTATGACCTGCACGAATATGTTTTATACACTCACCTTGTAATGGCCCATTACTTGGATCATGCATACTCAATGGAGGGTTGGTTCCTCCCCCTCCATCAACAGCTACTTGAACCCATATCAATGGTGCATTATCATCATTTAAATTATAAACTCTAATCCAATATTTTCCACTAACTTCAGTATCCCACCATACTTTATTAGTTTCTTGTAAGACTCCATTAATTTTATCATTTGCACCTCTTGGCCAATCATACCAACATTGTTGTGCAAATCCAAGTTCTCCAAAAGCTGCTTGGGTACTTATTTTAATTCTTCCAGCAACTCCATCTAATCTTCTTGCATATGGCCCAAGAATCCAATTAGAATTTATTAGATTTTGTGAAAAACTTCTGTATGGTGCTGGATATGATCCATAACCATAAGACCAATTACTGGTATTAGTACCCATATTGGATCTTCTTGGAGCATATGATGCACCGAATGATTGTGCAGCTCCAACTGCGATTGATGTATTATGTTCTGCCATTAACCACTCTCCACTTTAGCAGGATCTGCTTCTTCTAAGAAACTTGGTGGAACTTTAAGAATACTAATTGTATCTCCAGAATGAGTTTCTCCAGTTGCAGATAATAACCAAAACTTTCTATCTGGCCAAGCTGCTCTAAAAGCATTCCATTTAACTTCCATACCATTAGTACTTTGATTAGATGATTCATCAATAACTGCAATACAAGTTCTATTTTCACTAGTTTGTTGTTCTGGAATAGTTGCTGTAGTAGTTGCTGTTGCAACTAAACCATCAGAAGACGTTGCTGTTATAGTAAATGATATAACACCATTATATGATAGATGAGATACCTCAGAAGTTGGTTTTGTAACACCAGTACCCTGAATAGCCACTGCTCCAATTCCTTGATTAATAACTAATGAAATTGCATTTGTAGATGTATAAGTTAGAGTTAATGTACTAACACCATTTACAGTTGCTACCCCGCTATTTAGCGTAACAGTTGGTGCTATTAGCGAGGACTGTTTAAAAAAAGTTGTCTCTCCTACCTCCTTAATATCAAACATCGAATATTTAAATGTAGCATCTATTGCAAAGTATTCTGTATCAGTATAAGTTGCATCCAGATTAAGTCCACCTAAACTTACTGGAAAAAGATCTTTAAAATATATCTCAAACTTCTTTTGAAAATTAGAATTTAATATGAATAATGATCCATCACTATATTGTTTTTCTTCATATGTTTCACCATCTGCAAAAGTTGTCCAGTCATTCTTTGATTCTGGATATCCCAAATACCTCAACCAATTATGAATTGATATATAATTTTTCATATCCTCATCAACTAAGAATCGGATTGAAAGATCATCATAATTTACCTCATCGCCTGGTTCGGGCAAACGCCTATACATCGTGGGTTGTTCTGCAACCGCAAGATTCAACGATGGAACGGTAACTGATTGACAATAATACGATACGCCTGGTAGTTTATTTAAACTAAGTTGAAAGCCAACACCAGATAAAAATTTAGACGGAGCGTTATCAGTATTTGCAAAATACGCCATAACCTTTCTGATTATTTATATCCTTACTACGATGTCTCCATCGTCATCATCATCTTCTTCATCATAAAAATATCCATTAACCTTTTCCTGAAAAGATGGATCGACTGTAAATACTACATCTACATCTTTCTTTGTTTCAAAATTAACAGATAATAATTCTTCAGAATTTAAATCTACATCAGCCATTTCAGGATGGACAGGATAAGTAGTGGGTTCAGTTTTCCAAACACTCTCCTCTGGTTCCAAATTTCCGTGCATGATATCCTCCAAGTGCTAATATTATTTATTCATAAAAGGAAACAGTGTATTTCTTAATAGAATTAATAATGATTTTGTTGCACTTCCTTTCATCTCATTAAACATATCCATGTTTAATTTAAAGGCATAATTTGCCTCTTCTACTAATGCGTCTTTTTGTTCTCTTGATAACTTTAAATTATCTAGTGTTGATCTATATTCTGTTTTAAATGCTTTAGCATCCTCTATACGAGGGAAGTCATAAAAATGTAAACCTTCACCTTCTGGTGGATTTAATGCTTTCTTAGCAATACCTTTAAGAATTTGACCACCTGATAGATCACCAATATATCTTGTATAGTGATGTGCAATCAATAGATAAGGATCTTTCTCTGCTACTTCATTAATTCTGTAACAATACTTATTACATGCTTCTGTGGGTATTTGTTTCTCTCTCCACATTGGCCCATAATAATATCTAAGATCTCTTTGTATAAAAGCAGTACGGAATAATAATACATTCCATTTCTTTATTTCATTCACAAATGGATCATTGGTTTCTTGAAGCCTCTCTTCCATTGTTTCATAGACATACCAAAAGTTAGTAATCAATTTACGATACTCTTCTGGGTCTAACACCCCTTTAAGAAATGAAGCAACAAATTTAGTATTCTCTGCTGCAGAGTGAGACTTTTTAGTTCCCTCTTTTATTTCTTTAGAAAATTGTGTAGTCATAGTTAATTTTCATCATTTAAAGTTTCATGATTTCCTAGAGTTTTATACTCTAGTTGGGCTCTTAAAAAAAGAACTTCTTTTTTCAAAAGTTTCTTTTCTTGTTCTAATTTTTTGATTTCTTTCTCGTAGATGATAATCATATCTTTGAGGTTAAGGTTTTCATTTTCTAATTCCCAATCCACTCATTATACCATATATTCGTAGAAGCTTAACTATTTAACAGTTTAATATTTTCTTCATAAAAAAAGAGACCCCGTAGGGTCTCTTTGAGTAATATGTAATATGAATTACATAAGGTTCTTAACCTGAACACGACGGTAGTAAACGTTGGTGTTAGCAGTAAGAGCACCAGCACCTTGAGTTGTACCACGTGAGAATGGATTGGCAACCATACCATAACGAGTCTTGAAGCCAATCTTAGGTTGGAATGTATCCTGACCAATGGATCTGACCATTTGGAGAGGAACGTAAGGGCAGTAGAAGATACCTGCATCATAAGCAGATGTTCCTTTGTATCCCATTACGTAGAAGTGATTGTCAGCAACGTTTGCAGAGTATGGGTCAACATAGACCTTAATACGTCCGTTTAGTGTACCAACTAATGTTGATTCAGTGTCATCAACACCTGTTAGAGAGTTGTTTCCACCAAGAGCAGGAGCGTAATCAAGTACACCTGCCATTCCTAGAGCACTTGCAACGTCAGCAGAGCAGACGATGAAGTTACCCTTTCCACGACGAGTCTCTTGACCAATCGCATTAGCATCTCTTTCGATTTGATAGATAAGACCTTTGAATTTCTCAGCCATCCATCTTCCGTTTGAGTCAACGTCTAGGTCGAATTGTCCACCAGTAGCAACGTTGTTTTGAGCACCAGGCTTAGCAGTTACGTAGATTGTACGAACAACTTCACGGTTGATCTCAGCAAGAACTTCAGCAGACAGAATGTTTGCAAGTTCTGCTTCTGCATCTAGACCGTGGATTGCTTTCAAGTCCTGAGCAAGTTCTAAACTGTACTCGGCTTTTAGCGCACGACCTTTTGCTTCAACAGCGACTTTCTCGATGGAGAATGACATCTCACGGAAAGCTGTTCCAGCGGATGATCCAAGAGCTTCCTGAGTTGCTGTGTTCATACCACCAACAGCAGCATAGTTGCCAGGTGATGCGTCATTCAGAACTGAAGGGTTTGTTGCAGCTTCTCCAGTTGCAGCACTGTAAGCACCATCATCAGCAGAGAATCCTGTTGGAACCTCATCATAGAATGATTCGTTGGTGAATACGTTAGGTGTTGCACCGTTACCATCACGGTCTGTACCACGATGTGAGCGCATTGCGAAGATTAGACCTGTAGGGCCAGACATTGGTTGAACACCGCAAATGTCATATGCCATCAACTTAGGCATAGAACGGCGAATCAAGCTGATTAGTACAGGGTCGAAACCTTGGTTAGGTAGAGCAGCTGAACCACCAAATCCACCAGTTCCAGCGGAGTTAGTTGGTTGTTCTGTAAGAATACCACGCTCTTCTTGCATAAACCTTTCTTGGTTTTCAAGAAGTACAGCAGTTACAGCTCTACGATGATTATCTTTAATATTCTCAAGACCATCGTGCTCCAGTACGGGAGCCCACTTTTCTTGAAGTTTTTCTGCGTTATACATTGAGAATTTTACCTCTTTATTATTTGTTAGTTAGAGTACTTTGAAAGCGCAGCGGCATAAGATGCCATTGGGCCTTCTAGATCTTCAGCAATGACTTGCTGTTTTTCAACAAGATCCTCAGATGAAGATGCTTTTGTTGATGGGAAATAATTTTCCTTGATCGTTACGACCTTTTCCCGATAAGACTCTTCACTAACAAACTCAACACCTTCTGCTAAAGAAGCAAGCTTTTCTTTTTGTGTTTGAGCAAGACCTTCGGAAATTTCTGCAATTATTCCATTTTTAGTATAGGTTCCGACTGCCTTATTGAGCTCAACATTAGTTTCGATTTGCTCGTTAAGTTTTTTCTCCATTTCATCTAATTTCTCAGACATATCGCTGAGAACATCATACTTATCTTCTGGGATATCGACATAATGTTCTTCAAAGAGATTCTTCAACCCTGTGATGAACTCTTCTGTCAATTCATTACGTAGACCATTGTCAACGGCGAGTTGATTTTCCTTGATCCACTGTTCAGCAGTGTATTCAAGATGAGAATCTACACGTGTTTCCATTGATTCTGTAACTTCGGCAAGTTTTGCCTGAAGTTTTTCTTCGTAAACTTTTTCTAGTTTTTCAAGTTCCTCAACAACCTTCGCCTTAACGGCTGCTTCAAAGATAGTTGTTGCTTTAAACTTGAACTCCTCGGAGAATTCTTCTCCTTTTAGAAGAGCGTTAACGTCATCAGATACGTCTATCTTAATCTCTTCTTTTGTTTCCTCTCCTACGATCTTCTGGCCTGGAGCAGATCCATCCAATGTAGGCATTGGATCAGGAGCACCAGCACCTGCGTTTACAGCGGTCTTAGTTTGCTTCGCTTTTGCGGAAGCTTTCTTACCAACCGATGGCTCGGAGTTAGGTGTAGGTTTTGTGATGGGCCCACCAAGGTCTTCTGCGGATCCAGTTTGGCCTGGAACAGTATTATCAATCTTTGGCATGGGATCACCAGGCGCAGCATTCTTAGTTACTGGATTACTGCCCTCTTCTACGGTTTCAATATTTGTTTCAGATACATTCGACATTGGATTCCCCTTGTGAAAAAATGGTTATTTTCTAATAATATTTATTAAATTTTAATGTTACGCAAAAATGACTCAAAAACTTCAAGTTTTCTTGCGTCCAGTTCGCTTTGCGGAGAATTGTCTAGGTATTTTTTAGACTGTTCGTATGATGACTCTTGCCAACGTCCTTCAGCCATAACCCATTCCTTACCTTCCATGATGCCCTCCACAAAAGCATCTGGAGCAGAAGGATCTGCAACTATATCTGCAGCAGTAGAAAGCATAAAATCATCTTTAACGATGTTTATATTTCCTCTTCTCTCGATAGAACCTAAACCTCTTGAGGAAACTCCTAGTTTAACACCCTCACTCAAGAGTGATGATGCGATTTTACCCATAGGTGTTTCGAGAATTTTTGCTTTACCGATGAAATTCTTACCTTCCTGTTTTAGTGATATGATTTTGTGAGAAACCCTATCAAGATTTACTGTGGGGCCATCTGGATGACCTAACTCACCTAAAGCTCTACCTTTGTCAATGAAAGATTCATTGTATCTACCAACTTCTCGTGAGAGAGTATTCATTGGATACATTCTCCCATTTCGATTCTTAATATCAGATTGAAGAAATACACCTTCTATAAAGTGCGACTTTTTACCGCCCTTCTCTTCAGTAATAAAATTTACTGATTCAATTTCTTCTGAAATAAGTTTCATGATAGTTACTCTTCCTTTGGTTCAGTAGGTTCTGCTTCTGTGGTTTCAACTTCAGCAGCTGGTGTTTCTGGTTGTGATTCAGAATCTGTTGCTGCATGATCAATTTTCTCTTCCTTATCCTGATCTATTTGATATTCGGGATCAAAGAAGTGTTTTGCAATCTGTACCTTACGAGCCTGAAGATGTTCAGAACTTTTACCGTAAAGTGCGTCATACACTTTTTCATTCGCATTGTGATTGTCTTTACTAACGATAGCGTCAACAATCTCTCTAGATATCGAAGGCATAATAATACTCCACTATATTATATATTTATTAAATCTTACCCTTAGCCATATCGCCAGGAGCAATTGCTGCGGAAAAAGCACTATCTAAATCACTTTCTCCACCATTCATGGCGCCAGGAGTCATCTCTTCTTCGCCACCCATACCCATTAATGAAGGATCCATTTCCATAGGATCTTGTATTATTCCTAATTCTTTTTCCTTCTCAATCTGTAAATCCATCTCTTCTATCTCCTCATCAGTGAAGTGAAGAACTTGTTTACGGACATAATCAACTGAAAAATATCTACCGAGGTATGGTTCGATCATTCCAACTGAATTCAATCTTTCAGTTAGAAGCTCGTTATCTTTCAATTCTGTGAAATGATTATCGAAAATATAATCGTACTGAATATTTTCTTTCATATCATCCCAATCATCAATAGTAAGAATACCCTTAAGGAGTAATTGAGTTCTTAAAAGATCATTGAATAGATCTGAGAACTTCTTACGTAGACGACCAACGAACTTAGCAAATTTAAGTTCATCTCTGGTAATCTCATTGGTTCTACCAATGGTGAATGATGATTCCTGTTCTAGTCTTGAGAGTGGAATATTCAGAGACTTATATAGTTTCTTCTGGAAATACTTAACATCTTCTAACTCACCTAAGTTTTGTCCACCAGGCAATGTAGTAATTTCAGTACCTCTACCCCCTTCTCTACGTGGTAACCAGAAATCTTCAAGCATACTCATATGCTTTCTATCATCCTTTACCTCACCAGTAGCAGAATCATATACCAGTTTATTTCTATATCTATTCATTACTTCACGCAGATATTGTTCTGCTTTCATCTTAGGTAGATTACCTACATCAATATAGAAAATTCTTCTTTCTGGAGCTCTTGATATTCTGTAAATCACTAATGAGTCTTCAATCATTCTTAGTTGATTTACTGATTTAATGGCTTTATGCAAGAACGATAGAGTCATATTTCTATTATGATCCATCAATCCAGAAGCAACAAAAGTTATTGCATCATCAGCAATTTTTAATCCTTTTGCTTGAGTTGTTTTATACCCACTAGGGAAATACATATAATATTCTACAACATCACCATAGTCATATGATTTTGTCATTCCCCCATCTTGGGTGACCATAGCGGCCCCATCTTTATTCTTAACTATCTCTCTAACTTTCTTTATTTTTAATGCATCAATATATCTTAACTCTTTAATTCCTTCCTGTGGTTTATTAAAATCAATCAATTTATGATAGAACATTCTACCATCAATATACCAGCGACGGAATATATCATGTGATTTTCTGTCAAAATCTAATAAACGTAAAATAAATTTAAATTCTTCTCTTATCTGTTTCTTTACTTTATCACTTGCTTCTAAATTAGATAACTCAATATTAACTGGCGCAAAATCTAAATCACTAGCAACTGATTCATTAATTATATCATCTATAGCACTATCACATTCTGGGTGCAATGCAATTTCTCTGTACTTTTTAATTAACTCAAAGTCATTATTACTTTTAGGTATTCCGTCAATATCTACGTACTGACCAAAATAGGCACCAGCCGCTACTACGGAGGTGCCGTCATCATTATTAGGCGGGGCAGGAGAAATTAATTTTGCTTTCTTCTTACGCTCCGCAATAGAGAACCCAAATAACTGAGTCATAGTATAAATTTACTCTTTAATCTTTACTATTTAGTTACTTTATTCTGCTGTGTCTAGAGTTGGATTAGAAACCTCGTAATAGTTATATTGGAATTCGCAAGTGAATTCTTCAATCTGATCATTAGATTCGTATGATAGATCTATAGCAGATAGCGCAGATGGCCATGCATCGTAGAACTTATAAGCACGAACAACGTCCATTCCATCATTACCAGCAGCAGTTATATTAGGTGGAGTTTTATCTGGTGATTTACCATCTCTACTTAATTGGAATACTTCCAAATCTACTGTGTATCCTTGACCACCATCACCGTAACCAAGTTGTGAAACGTTTTCTGTCAGTGCGTTAATACCTCTAGACCATGCTTCAAATGCTTTACGAATGGTAAACTCACCGTCATTTAAAACGGTAACTGACCAAGGTTCAAATGTCCTGTCTCCAGCAACTTTAAGCATCCTTCCTCTAAAAGGAACGTCTATGGATCCTATTGTTGATGCAGGTATTTGTGCAGTCTTTACAAGAAATTGAGCTTTTTCTGTAGCAGAATTAGCGTCAATTGTTCCAAAATCTATTACGCTAGATAGTTCATTTGGGAAGTTAAGGCGAACCATAAACAGATTCGGCCTTGCACCACCCTGTGTAAGTTTTGACTTAAACTCTGATATGCCTCTTGCCATTGTGTTATTCTCCGAAGTTGTAGTAAGCTAAAGGGTAAATTATGAAATTAGTTCGTTGAACGAAACGCCAGTTCTAGTTGCAACGAATGTTATTGTGATGAAGTTGATTGAACGAGCAGGTTTGATGTAAATTTCAGCCTTAAACTCATTTCTATCAATAACATCAGCAGTGTTGTTTGAAGTGTCACAAACAACTAGGAAGTCATAAATGCCTCTCCTACCCTGTACACCTCTAAGATATGGTTCAACTGCAGCCCTAAAGCCAGATCTTGTTAACTCATCGTTAATCTCAAACAACTGATATTTAGAGAATTGTGCAATATTCTTTTCCAACTCAATAAAGAGTCTACGAACATTAATTCTATCAAATGCAGATGGTGAAGCAAGTGCAGTTTTGTCACCAAATAATACTGTTCCTTGGCCAGGGAATGTAGAAATAGGGTTAACTCTTGCGGTATAAAGTCTATCTCTATCAGCCTGTCTTGGACTAAATGCAAGTTTTGTTGCATTACGGATTCCACCTCTGTTGTATCCAGCAGGTGAGAACCATGACTCTGCATTAATTGTAGCATTAATACATAGACCAGCAACGTCAGCTGCACAAGGTACATAACGATAAACATCGTTATACTTATCATAGATGTACTTATATCCAGAATCATATATTGCATATGATGTACTTGGAAGTTGATTAAAGAAATCTATAATAGCATCTACTTTCTGAGAATTTGTATTTGAATTAACTACATCAGAACGTTCTGGTGAAACAACTGTAATACAATCTCTTCTCAATTCTGAAATTGCAATTAGACCAACTGCTTTCGCAACTGTAATCTTGCCTGGAACTAAGAAATCAATATCTCCAAAAATTTCTGGATCCTTAACTAAATCATATCCAGCAATTAACCCTGCATCAACTAATTCAATCTTATTCGATGTTGAATAATCGTAATTAGCACCTGAAGCAAGAACTCTTCCTTCTGTAGAATTACCACCAAAAGTAAATGGTTTGAACCATGCATTAGTACTTGAACTACCAATATTAGCAGAAGTCTTACCAGTTGTTATATTTGCTTGAGTTAACTGATCTCCAGTGTCTGCAAATGTTTGATCTCCAGCGTAAATAAACTTAGACTGTTCTTGTACATAAGTTTTCCAGTATGTTGCAGTTCCTTCTGATGTTTTTGCATCAGTTGCTTTAGAAACATATGTCATTGTTTCCAAAATTTCTCCAACATTTCCAGTTACAGTACCTTGTGTATCAACTACTGCAATATGGAATTCATCATACTTACCACCTTTAGATGCAGTAACACTTGATGTGCCTGGTTGTGGTGCAATAGTTGACCACTTCTTACCAGAAGCATACTCTAGAGTAGCATAAACATCAGCTTGATTTACTGCATTTACAGTACCTACTGCAGCACCAGCATGTGTTTGTACAACTGAACCTACAGCAAGTCTCTGTGTAGTATCCCAGAGAGTAACTTGAATAGTATCACCATCAACTACTTTGTAAACACTACCGTAGTAAGTACTAGTTCCAGATGCCCACTTAATTGCGGCACCAGCAACAGGTAATGCACCAGCTACACCATTAACTTGAAC